TTGCTCTTAAGTGATAGTAGTTGCCTCTAAATTCAGCAATGTCATTTAATTCTAAATCAAAGTAATCAGCTAAACCAATTACAGCACTAGCATCAACTAAACGTGTTCTTGGATTATACAATAAACCTAAGTAAGTAGCCCAATAATCACTTACTAATGATCCTGTTGGTGTTGTACCCCATACTGCTTGTTCATTATTGTAAAGTAATGATATTGAATCTAATTGTGGATATTGTGATGATGTGCCATTTAAACTACCAGTTGAGTAGTTGTCAAAATAAGGATATTTTGTTTGTGCTATTCTATCAACACTTGTTCTATTAGTAAAATATCCTTCAAAATAATATTCTTGAGAATTAACTAATCCATTATAAAATAATAAACGTGGTAATACTCTTGCTGGTGTGTATTTGTCATCAGCAATATAATAAGGAATCCACATTGGGTAACTACTACCTGTTGCTGCACTACCTGTTGGTGCTGGTGAACAATCACCTAAATCATTAACACCAAAAAATGCTCCATTTCCTGATGTTAAACTTATTTGATTAGTTTGAGCACAAATAGTAGTATTTCTTGATGGTTGTAGTGTTAGTGATACTGTACTTCCAGCACAGCTTGTATATGAAATATTAAGAGTAGTAAGAAGAGGAGGTGTACTAAAATTATAAAGATAATATGTTGTACAACTAGTTGCTGTTGCTACAGATCCAGAATATACTGAACCTGGTACTAATGTTAATGGGCCTGAAGCAATTGCATCACTTGTTACATCTAATGTTCCTTGAGAATAATATGATCCTGAATCATAATAATTTGATTCACCATATACTCTGTTATTAGTACGTTTAAATAATGTTTCAACATAATCAGTATCATCAGCATCACTGAATCTTACTTTATTATATCCTAATTGGTTAGCTGGAGTAAATTCAATTTTATCTTTAACATTAATGTATCTGTTAAAATCCTTAACTTCACCTTGTCTATACCAATTATTAAACGTTTCAACAATAAATTGATTTGGATTTAATTTGTCAGGATAAATTATTAAGTTAAATTTCTTTTGTATTGCACGGATAAAATCAATTACTTTAATACCTGAAGTACCAAATGGCATGTTGCTAGGTACATCTAGTACTAAAAAATCAGCCGCTTGTCTTACTCTAAAAATTTCCCATGATGACTGATTACTAGCATCAGGATTTAATTTAACCTGAAAGTTATTATAATATTGTGGTACGTAATAAATTTGGAATGTGTATGTTCCTGGATCTAATTCTGGTGTTTGAAAGATAAAATTTTTAAGTAAAGGTGTATTAGTTGGACTAAATATTTCTGTTACTACTTGTGTTCTTGATTGTGCAATTGTGCCTAAATAAGTGTTTATTCTAGCTAATGTTTGTTGGTTTACTGATGTAGAACCACTCATATAATTGATATAGAAAGCAGGCATACCTGATCCTGCACCAAATGATCCTGATATTACTTGAAATGCTAAATTTAGTTTAACATCTAATCTTGTAGTTTTTGCTGTTGTGTATGTGAATGAACCACCAGTTAAAACAGCAGCATTATTATAATCATATTCTTCACTATTAACAGGAAATGATTGTGAAACATAAGCTACTAATGTAGTTGCTGATGCAGATACATTTGTTAATTTAGCTTGATAATATGTTGCAATTGATGGATTATAAACAGCTACTTGCTTATCATTGTTTAATGGTAAGTAAACATCATTTAAAAATGGTTGATTCCAAAATGAACCAGTATATGTGTACCCAAATTCATTAAAAATAGCATCCCATACCTTTTTGATACGGATAGCTGGTTTGTAATCAGATACAGTTACTCCAGATTCAAAATCATCAATACCTAAAAAGTCAACTGTTGAGAAATAAAAATTAGGTTGAGCAGTTGCATTATTACCATATTCAATCATTGGATAAACAATGTCTCCATTGAATAATCCTCTACCCCAACTTGATGTAATATTAGCTAAAGATGAAGTATGGTTGTAAACGTTTAAAGTGCTTAAATCTGTTAAGAAAGACGCTCTTGTATCAATACTAAAGTTAGATATAATACCAAATAAAGTTACCTCATATGAGTCAACAAATTTGTTTTCAATAACATTTACCTTGTTTAATTGTAAATAACCATTTACTAAATAAAATCCATCAAAATCAAGATATGCTTCTACTACTTGGTTTGTATTGAATATATCTGGTTCCCAAACACTAATATCATAATAGTGCTCAAAAAATGCATTATTAACTTTAGTACCTGGTAATGTTAATGTTTGTGTGTATGTGCCTGGTATTTCACCTAAATCAAATAACTCAAGTATATTATTAGATACTTTAATATCTTCATCAGCAAACTGGTCTAAAATTTTACCAGTTAATTTGTCAACTAGTTTACCTCTATATCCTTGTGTTGTAAATACTGCCATTATAATAGTAACTTATATGGTTGACCAATATCAAATGTGATTGTGTACTGAATTAGTTTGTTGTTTACACCTGTTTTAAATTGTAAACTATTAGTTTGAATAGTTAATGGTTTAACTAAATTATTTGTTTGATCATAACACCAATATATTTCATCTGCAACCAATAATTGTTTCATCAATTCATTATATCCTTCTTCTAACCAGTTAGTATTACAACTTAATACTTCAGTTGCATCAACAATATAACGTTGTTGTCTAGTTTGGTATTGATTATAAGATAATGTAGATGATTCCCAAGTACCTAATTGTGGTTGGTATAAACGCTGATCAGTATTAAATGTGTTATCATGGCGCTTATAGAAATTTAAAAAATCAAATTGACCGTATCTATTTTTATAAGCAATTCTTACTGGTTCATAATAATAAGCACATTCAACAATATAATTGTTTTTAGCTAATACTGTAGAACCATTTTTAACTACAAAAGTATAGGCCGCTAAATTATTAGTTGTAGGCCAATAACTGCCCCAATTGCCCTCACCTGGCGTACTTGGTAAATGAGTAATTTGAGCGCTTGAAGTAGTATTTCCTGTAGTTAAAGCAGTAGATGCAAACAACTTAGTTCCATTTTCATAGCTAGCTGTTATTTCAACTGATGTAGGTAAAGTACTACCTGATGCAGCACCTGTCCATATACTTAGTCCTTTAAGATTACCACCTAAATTGGCTTTATCAGTAATTGTAACTGATTGTGTTACTTGTCCAACATCAGATAATAAAGGCCAGTAACTATCTATAGTTTGTAATGAATCATTAATTTGAGCTGGGAATAAAGAGTAACCATCATATGCTTTATATACCAATGATGTTATAGTACTTGATGTAACATAGCTACTACCTGATGCGTATTGCCAACCAAAATCAGCTTTATAATATTTTATATTTGATCCATCAGTAGCTGATAATTCAGTTAGTGTTGAGTTAATAAACTTACTAACATCAAAAATACCAGTATTTGTTGCGTTTGGAAATTTTCTTAGTGAATACAAATATGAACCTGATTGATTCAAATTACCATCCCAGATATATAAATTAGCTGTATATTGAAATTCACTTGCCGTAACAAATGATGCTGATGCTTCTAATACAGAAAACACAATTGGTGATTGTGCTGGCTGAATGTTAGATGGAGTCTGAGTAATTGATATTGCCATGTTATTATAACATTAAAATTTGTTTCTATGGTGTGCTAAGATCTTTTTTTAAGCGTTGAACAACGGCTCTTGCTTTAACTTTAGCTAATTTAGGTGCCAATTTTTTAATTGATTGTTTAATAGCCATTTTCATAAATGGTAATGGCCTGATACCGTCACGTGCAATGGCTCTACTAATTAAAAATGTTAGTTGAGCATTAGTTAATGGTCTACCAGTTTCTCTATTTGTACCTGTAATACCTTTTTGGCTAATCCATCTTGAAATAGGAGCTGGCGGTGGAAAACGTGCACCCTTTCTTCTACCTTGGGTTACCCATTTACCATCTTCATCATATAAAAAAACAATATCTCCTTGGGGATTAACAGTGTAACGTACAGAATTTACTAACTTACCTGTAGCAACTTTTTTGTTGCGTATTAAAATGGACTTAGCATTAGATACTACTTCATTTGCCCATTCTTGTTCTGCCTTTATTAATTCTGGTTCTAGCATACATCATCACCTCCGTTTGCTTTAGTATCACTAAGTGAAATTGCACACATTGGATTAACGTTACCAACTGATATATTCATGTCAATAGCAAATCCAGCAAGTAAATTATCAAAACGTTCTTCAAATGGTGTAGCTAATGAAGCACCAGTAATTGTGTATGAATAAGCATCTGGATTTCTATAAATGTAAGATGCAATGTCATTAATTGTAGATAAAGATGTATTGTGTACATCAATTAAGTTAGTTACGTCTTTATAGTTTTTAACTAAGTAGTTATAATGACCATATGATTGATCAGTTATATCTACTACTCTATCCATTACCAATAATGAAACACTATATGTCATTACTCCTAAATCAATTGATATATTATTTACAATTAAATGTGCTAATGGAAATAATGTTTGTTTTGTCATATCTACATTATATAGGTCACCCATGGTAAATGTAGTAATGTTTGGATGTGCTAAACAAACGTTATTAAAGAAGTTGGTAAATGAATAATATGTTTGCATTAGAATCTTTTATTTTTAAGCGCACTATTTTTAGTCAATAAAGTAGTCACTTTACTGTTATCTGCGTTTTTAAGCGCTTTATCTGCGTTTTTAGCGGACAGATACTGCGCTAGTTTAGTCAAATTATTATCTTTGGGTTTATACCCAATATATGATTTGTTTTGTTCCATTAGATTACCCAACCGTGTTTATATTGTTGTGTTTTGTCTGGATACACGTTATCACTGTATCCTGTAGTAGCTAAGTATTCCGGATAGTCTTGTGAGTATGCAATCAAATATGTTACTAAACGCTCAGCATAAAATTGAGCTGTTTGTAATTCCTTTTGTAATAGAAAATCAATATCAACTTTACTAGGTGATGTTGCTTGTTCTGAACTAATATTTTTTACTATACCACCATTTGTTATTGAGTAAGCTAAGAATGGTAATGCTTCTACTAATGCGTAATGCACTAAACAGTCTACAATATATTCATCCATTAGCGTTTTATATCTACCTGTGATTGTTCCTGCTGCTACATCATTTTGTAATTTAGAGTACAATACAGTACCTAACGTAATCAAGATATATTTGTCTTGAGCTGTTTTAACAAATGGAATGATTTTTTCTGGATCAACGTTTCCACCTAGTGGTGTACGTTTTACTATATCATTTCTAGAGCAAAATAAGTATGGTTTACTTCCTGATTGCATTTCTTTTAATTTATATTTTAAGTACCTTGTATTCCTGTATTTTCTGGTCCTGTAACATCACCAATTACCTCATTTGGATTTTCTGGTTGGTCTTGTTCTGTTGGTTGAGATGGTTCTGCTACTGCATCAGGAACATCATTTGGTGTTTCAATAATTTCTTTTGCTTGAGCTGCACCTGCATCATCCATTAATTCAGCTAAGAAACCAAATGGAATTAAAGGCGCAAAGTAAATGTCTTCAGCATCTACATTATTGTATTCTAAAATACCTTGTATTTGCTGTATAACATCTTGTTGGAATGGGTTAATAACCATTGCATACATAATTTCATATGCCGTTTTTAATTCATCAGCGTTTGAACTAAATCCAGATGAATCTTTAATACCAAATAACATTTGAGATGTAATGCGGTGTGCTAACATGATTTTACGTGTTGCTTCTTGAGCAATAAAATCATATTGTTGGTGTAAGTTTTCTGGGCGTAACATTTCAACAGTTGTCTTATATTCAGGGTTTTCATTGAATGATAAGATAAATTTACCTGCGTTTGTAGTACCAGAGAATTTATTAATAATACCTTGTTCAACCATATATTGTTCTTCAACTGGTGGTACACCACCGTTAAAGTTTATGATTGTTGAAGGCATAAAGTTATTTAAAATATTGTTGATGTGTAAGTTGCTAATTTCTTCTTCTACAGCAGCATATTGAATTGAGCTGTAGTAATCAGGAACACCATAGTAAAATTTACCTGGAGAGTATTTTTTAAAGTAAATTACTTGAACATCATCTTCAAATTCATTTTGTCCAAATGCTGGAATGTATTTTGGTTTGATGTTTCTATTAGTCCAATCAGGTGAGTAGTAAAAACCAGGTATATTACCCATATCATCTACTTTTTCAGCACGTAATGTGTCTACTGGTAAGTGATAGAAACCAATGATTCTATCTCTAGTATCATTAAATACTACTTGTATTGATGCATTACCAAATAATTTATAGTCAAATACTATTTTACGGATTTCTTCATCTGTAGTTAATGTATAAATGTATTCTTCTAAATCTAATCTATCTTTTGCTTTAACACCTTTACCATAGATTAAGTCTGTAGTTCCATCTACGCATGCTTGGTTTGTAGGTGATGTTTCATAACGTTTAATTAACGTTGTAAAGAAATCATCTTGTCCTTCAATACCAAGTTCTACCCAAGCTTTTCTTGATTTAGATGATTCAGAAATTTTAGGTAATATGTAACCACCTGATAGGTTAACTACTTTAGTTACCCCTTTAGCGTTTCCGTTTGGTATGCTTTTGTTATTTTCCATAATTAATATAATATATAAACATCGTTAGATCCAGTATATGAGAAGAATGGATCACTGTTTCTAATTGTTGCTGATTCTGTTGTTGGTAGTAATTCACCACGATATAATTCATTACATTCAATACTACCACTTAATTGTATAAGTTGGAATTTGTAGAATTGAGATGCTGAAGCATATAGTGATGCAGTAACGTTTAAAAAATCATTACTGTTATATGATGCGGTTACAATTTGACTACCAGTAGCGTTTGTTTCTTCATTAGTCCAATTCATCTTAACTCTAAATGTGCTATATGATGCTGTTGGTCTAGTTCTAACGCTGAAGTAAATTGAACCTGTAATATCTGGTGTTACTATATTCATGTTGTTATAACCACTAATTTTAGTTTTATTTGATGACCATAGTGATAGCCCTCTGAGAACAGAGAGCTATCTATGTAGAGCTATTGAGATAGAGTATTGTGAAACTCTATATTAGCTATTTGTACCGTAAACCACAGCTGGAGCGTTTGTTACGCCAGCAAATGGGTTTGCTAAAGTTGAACCTGAGATAAAGTTAGCTGGTAATTGTTCTTGACCAGTGAACTCCATAGTGTAACCAGATAAATCTCCGTATGCTGTACCAGTGGTAATTGTACCAGCTGTCATATCAGCACCTTCAAGTCTACCTACTAAAAACGCATTACCGTTTCTATCAGCTACAACAATCTTTGGACGTCCATAAGCCAATAACTTTAATTCTTTAGTTGCTTCAGCTGTCAATTTTTTCAATTGTAAGCTTAAAACTTGACTGAAGAATGTAGTACCATTGTCTCTAGACGTGTTAACTGTTTCAACATATCCGTTTGTACCTTTCAATTCATATTTGTAAACCGTAGATCCTGAAGGAAATGCAGTTACTACATCAGTAGCGTTCAAAGTGAAGCTACCAGTGTTATAGTTCATGAAATATACAGCCGTGAGACCAGCTATGCTGTCTTTACAAGGTTCATTATATCCTAATGAAATGTTACAAGGCATGTTATTATAATTTTATTTGAATGAGTTAATTAAGCGGGGAAATTAATCCCCGCTATTATATTTTGATACTAGATCAATCCTGCTGGACCGTATACTACAATATCAGAAGCAATACCATACTGAACACCAGCTGTATATCTCATGATAACGCGTACGTTTTGGCTACCATCTAAGTCAGCCATATCCAATACTTTAACTTCATTCTTGTCACTTAACAATGCAGTACCAAAGAACAAGTTGCTCTTTTGTGCAGAGATCATGATGTTAGAAGGCATACCTGGGCACCATGCTAAGTTAATACCTTGGAAGTTTAACGGAGCAAATCCAGTGAATGCATTAAATTGGTAGTTAGCAGTACCTAAAGCAACTTGGTAAGCCTTTACAACGTTAGTTGGAACGTAGATGTAAAGATCTTCCTTACCGTATACTGTGTTAGGGATTGCGTTTACTACTCTTGTTAATTCAGCAACAACGTTACTTGAAGTTACTTGAGCTGAAGCTGTTACAAAGTTTGCACCAGATCCAGATAATTGGTTGATTAAACCAGCAAATTGACCATTTACTGCAGCGCTACCGCTCCAGATGTTTAATTCAATTTGTTGAGCTACTTGACCTGCAGTGTTTGCAATCAAGAAGTCTGTGAATGAAGCAGGTAAGTTATCATAAACTGATACGCCCATTTCAATTGCTTCCCAGTCAGAACGGAAATCTTTCTTACATAATTGAGTGTTAACTTGGAACTCATCTGGTTGTAAGACGCGCTCAGTTAAAGCTACAGATCCA